CAATATCAACGGTGTTGTTGGTCTTCGGTGTGACAGTGAGCGCACCAACGACAACGTCCTGTGTTGGACCCAACACCAAGATGGGAGCACCCTCACCTGTGGTGCCGTCATGGTTGTGACCAGTAGAACTATTGAACGCTGCCTGAATACCATCGAACTCACCATCGAGATCGGCGGCATTGATGATGTTGCCATCAGCAATGTTGTTAGTTGTATCCGTACGAGTGTAGCCTGCCATATGTTTTCCTTGCTTAGTTATACCGCATTATCGTCTGTCATGCGTACTGTATTCAATCGTTGCAGCGTCCAGAGAGAATGGTTGATTTTGACCATCAGAAACAAACTGAATAGAAACGCTAAAACCTGAACCAATGAGTTGTGTCTCAAACTGCTTCTTCAATTTATTACCATATACAGTGGTACCGTATTTAGCACTACTGCTGCCATAAAAACCAACAGTACCTGTCTCGTTAGACAACAAAATTGTTTCAGGCTGAACAGAACCAAGAGTGTCGAAGTCAAGCTTCAAGTTCACAGAAGTAGTTACACTACCTTGAGGGTCTGTATACAACACCATCTTGTAGAACGTCTTACGCACACGAGGGTCGTTGATGTAAACAAAAGGTGTAGCAAATGAAGCAGTGATGTTAGCACCATCAAAACTATTACCACTCTCCATGCGATAGACATACCCATCACTGTGAGCAAACACTATCGTTTCTGTTTGATCGACATAGTCGCTGTCACAGGTATAAGCTTTGATACCTACTGTTTCTGCCCAAGACATGACACTTGTATCGTTACCGACAGTCTGTGTTCCGATAACACCTTTAGCACTTGACGGTGTGACGCTGCTGTTATATCCGAAGATGCGGTATTGGCTCTTCTGTTTGATGACGCAGCTTGAAAAAGACGAGCTTGAGGAAATGAGCGAAGTCATCTCATCTTGAATAGTCTTTGACACAACACCCAAGTTGAAGTCACCAACACGGTCTGTAGCGCTCAACAAACGCAAACCTTCAGGTCCGAGGAAGATGACATCACCACCAATTTCTTCAATGGTATCGGAGGCAACGCAACCTACGTTACGTGTGATAGGTTGCAACAAGAAATCCTGCAACGTATTACCAGTCAACTGACTAATACTTTTCTCAGTGAAGATGATGAGACTTTCACGGAACACAATGAGTCCTGTGATGGCACCACCAACATTGATTACACCAGCACCGTTAGCGGCAGAGAAGTCTGAGTCGGTGTACGGCGCAGTGAAAGTAATTGTCTCACCTTTAGAGAAGAACATTTGGTTCTTATGGTAGACAACAAACTCAGCACCAACCACATCAGATGGTGCAGACGACAATGTAGTGAAGGTTGTACCATCCCAAGTGAATGGTCGGTTATGACTATCAACACCCGCCACCTTATCAACACCAGCAATGCGGTACTTAGCAACACGCAATGTTGAACCGTCAGAACGACTATTGGACCGCCAAGTAACAACAGCGTTATTAGCAGGACTGGAATCTAAAGCAGGATAGATGCTGATACTAGCGGCAGTGGATGTGACGGTTGGTACAGCCAACACCGTATACACCTTCTCAATGCCAGCAACAGAAAACGTATCACCGATCTGTGGAATGCTAGTCAACCCGTCAACGGCCAGTGTTGTTCCTGTCTGAGAACCACCATTGACTAACACAGTGCCATATGAAGGCTTGCTAATCTTGGTGTAGGCATTACCGAGGGTTGAATAGATGTCACCGTTCCTGTAGGCAAGCACAGTGTCGTTCCACGCAACAACACCCTTCACGAGTCCCTGATGGGTGGTGAAGGTGATGGCGGCTTTGTCAGCAGGGCTAGAAGCTAAAGCTGGCGTAATGGTTAATGTTGCTTGTTTATGAGTGTTGTCATAAGCTACAGCAACAACTGTGTAAGTACCTGTCACGCCAGCAATTGTGAAAGCATCATCCACAACAGGAGCAGCAAACAGGTTGGAGATAAGCAGTGTTGTTCCTGTCTGAGCACTACCCTGAACAAGAGGTTCACCGTAAGCTGGAACAAAAGAGCTTGAATATTTAGTGAAGCCTTCAATGCGGCGATAGCCACCGTCCACCGAAGGCTCAAAGTTTTTCAGTAGTCGAGCGCTACCCGGCATCTGAGTTCCGTGCTGAAGAGGCGACAGGTTTGATACCAAGCCTCCACGAAACTCAAAAGGATATGTCTGCCATCCGTCAGCCATCACTTAACCCTTTCACCAAAGGCAGAGAACGATGATTGATTGATAGCTGTTGCTCTCATGTAGCTTACACGGTTAATCAACATAGACCGCATACGCTTGATGCCTTCTTTGAACTTATCCTCAGCCAGCTTAGCAGCCTGTTCGTTGCTGCGGAACATGTATGCGTGATACATAGCACCGTCAATGATGACGTGCCTAAAGCGCTCAGGGACAGTAGGAACATCTGTAGCACTCACAAGATCGGCAGGAACTTGGTAGTATTCATAGACAATTTCATATGCCTGATCAGGGGCTGGAACAACCACCCACTCCAAGCTAGGAGCCTGAACAATATTCTTAGGAATGGTACGCTTTGAAGTATCTGTAGAGTATTCCTGATCAACAGCCTTCTCAAGATATTCTTCATACTGCATAACTGTCAGCTTCACTGTGGTGTTACCCAGTGTTTCATCAGCCTTGATGCGGAAGGTGTCGAAGTCGATGGTAGATGCGTCAGCAGGAAAAGCGTAACGGCTAACACCAACATCCAATGTATCTTCGTTGATTACGTGATTGAAAGGCCAGTCTTGACCAGCATCATAAATGTCACGCAATGCAGCGTTAACGGAGTCTTTGATCTGCGAATAGAAACCAGAGGCACTACCAAAATTTGTAGAAGTAAGCTCAACCTCATTAAGTCGTCGATTCACTTCATTGGTTAAACCGATATAGTTATATGCCATTGTATTTCCTAGTTATAAACAACAAAAGGGAGAGCCTCATGGAAGACCCTCCCTCTTAGGTCAGCCTAAAAGATTAGGCCAATTGGTCGCGGTCAACGTCAGAGGCAGCTTCGGCACTCTTAGAGCAGTCAACCACCACAGCCCAGACACGACCAGTGATAACACCGGGCGAACCAGAGATGGTAGTGACAACGTCGATAGTGTCAGCAGCAGCGATGAAGCCGGGAGTAACGCCACCCTTGTTGGTATTGGCAGCAGTGTTGTCAAAGTTCAAGTCGTTAGCAAACACAGTGGTACCGTCAGTAACGTCCAAGGTGTAAGTAGCAACGTCAGGAACAACCGTGAAGTTTTGAAAACCAGCAGCCAACACAGTGGTACCAGCAGGCACAGCGATACCAACAGCGGTACCGGAAGAAGCAGCCAACGACACGACCTTTTCAACGAGGACGGGAGCGTAGCGCATAGATTGAGAGATAGCCATTTTAAGTTTCCTTTAAGAGATGATTGATATAGAAACGGGGAGACCTTTTAAGCCTCCCCTGTTTCATCAGGCCACGTTGTACTTGGCAGTAACGATGCCTTCAGGACGCAAAATCTTGCGGCCATACAGGTGCATACCACGCACGATGTCAGCGAAGCTGTCGGGGTCACGATATGTCTCGGTCTTTGTCAGTTGCTGAGCAGTTGCCACAGCGCTGTCATGACCACCAACAATCACGCCGAAGTTAGTGTTCTGGTTAGCAGTACCGGAAGTACCGGGGCCAGTACCAATCTTAGGCAGGTTGTTCGACACATAGATGCGGAAGCCGTGCAGGTTGTTCAGGATCAGGCCGTTTTGCAGACCGGAACCACCGAAGTCACCATTCAACAAGCGGCTGTCTTCGTCCTTCAACATCTCAACGAACACGGGGTCAACGACCAACCAACGACCTTGAGTGTCAACGAACTGCTGATCCAACAGACGACCCATACGAGCAATCACTTGCAAGGGGGTAGCTGTCGAAGTGGAAGCAGCGGTAGCACCGGGTAAACGTGGAGACAGAGGGATCGAATGGTCACCAGCAGAAGCAGTGGTGATGTTGCTGAAGCTAGACTTGATCAACTTCATGGACGACAACAATTCGTCAGAACCAGCAGAGGCAACAGCTTTGGTGCCGGGAGCAGTAGAACGAGCGGTGTCGCCGTTTGCATGCTTGGCAGATTGCTGATAGCCAGCCAGATATGCCAAGATGTCTTGGTCATAGTTGTCGCGCAGACGATAGGCAGCACGGTCCGAAGCCATCTGCATGAAGTTCACATGCGAGTGAGCAGCTTCGATGTCGTCGATTTTGAAGGCGTAGTAGTTAGCCTGATCAACAACCAAAGTGAAGTCTTCGTCGTCGAGGTCTTGAGCGGTAATCTGAGTACCACGAGCGTAGGCTTGAACGCTAACCTCTGGCTCTTTAATTATCTTGACACTATCCCCCATGTTAGCGATTTCACCGAAGTAATCGCTATTGGTAATGTCTTCAACAGTAGAAGCCTTGCGGAAAGCAAGTTGTACGTTTTTGCTGTAAATAACAGGCGAGAAATTGCCATTAGGCAGGTTGCCGTAACCGGCAGCGGATGGGAAAGCCATGATAAGTTCCTTATAGATAAATGTATGGCATATACTAAAATACGCTCACTCAAGTTCCACAGGGCTGTATCAACTAGGTGTATGGCAAACCTCTTCTAGCTAAAGAGGCTGACATAGGCTAGATCAACTAGGTTGTCTGTTTACTTACGTTATGCGTTACTAAACGACAAAGCTCAATAAACTGATCTTCAGTGTAATCAAGCTTCATCCTATTGATAGGAACACAGACAAGTTGAATATTATCAACTGTATAGTCTTTGCTACTATCTACTCTGTCTAGGCTTACTGTATTAAGTTGGTGGCCTTCGCTAGTCAGCGGCAACTTAGTGTAAACACATAGACCTTCTTGTCTCTGCCAAACATCGTGAAGATGTTCAACAGTGATAAAACACTTTTTATTCTTTCGTTCACCAGCGGTCTTTACCAACTGATCAAACTTTTGTTCAAGAGTCAGATTCGCATATCGTTTCTGATTCTTAACTTTAATTTTTTCCTTGTTGTTTTCGTAGTACCGTTTATCTTGGTCTTTGGATTTCTCAGGATTAGCAACACGCCATTCCCTAAGTTTTTTTGCCAAACAAATCTTACATACAGCCTTGTAACCAGAGCCTGTAGTTTTACCAGATTTACCGAACTTACTTAACAACTTAGTCTCGCCGCACACGCGACAAGTCTTCATATCATTCATAACAATCTCCAACTAGATAAAGAGCTAGGCTGTGAGTTGGCACAGTCAGGGGAGCTACCCTCTTCGCTCTGTTTAAAGTTATATCAGACTTTTTCAGCCCGTGTCAACTATTATCGTGCATTACCACTCAAGTCGTATACAAACTTACCAGAAACCATAGCTTTCTGGATAGCTTCAGCATTCTTTTCATACTGCAAAGAACTCATCTTAGCTACTTGCGACTCATAGATCAAACCATCGGTGTCTTCACCTGACGGTACAGATCGACTGCCGCGAGTGTTGACACTCTCTGCTGCGCTAGAAGCTTTTTTCTCCGGCTTCGCTTTACCGATGTTGCGATCAATCTTATACAGATCAATGGCACGAGCAGCAGAACGAGCATCTGTATCATTCTCGTATAGAGCCTGTTGCACCCAGTTCGGTTGTTCTTCTGCCCAATTGTGGAAGTCATCTGTATCTCGGATGGTGTCAAAATCTGGATGCAGCTTCAACAATTCCAATTCAGCCTTCTCTCGTGCTGTCATTTTGTCTCGCTCGTCCAAGGCTTTGAAGCGCTCATCAAGAGCGGCTGTCTGTTCTTTGGCTTTCTTAATGGCAATGGTTTCAACAATCTTCGCAACGTCTGGATAGGTCTTCGCCCATGTTGCCAGTTCGTCTTCGCTTGTTGGTAGTTTAATTTGTTGCTCGGTAGACTTTGTAAGTTGTTCTTTCAACTCATCGATTTGTTTCTGCAAAGCCAACGCTTGTTGCTGTGAATGACGACGAAGGTCACCATAGCGTTTCTTGAAGCTCTTCTCTTCAGCACTCAGGTTGCTGTCGTCTTCGTTGTTCTCTTCCACTGGAGCGGGTTTGTTGTTTTGCTCATTGAGTTGTTTAAGCTCAGCTTCTTCCCGTTCAATACGCTCACGGTTGGCGTTACGCTTACCAAAAGGGGCAACAACAGTTTTCTGCGATTGCGGTTCCATTACCATATCAGTCATAAATACCTTTTAAGTTGGGGCTGCACTGTAGGAGACATGTTGTCTCGGAGTCAGGTAGCCAATGATGGTGGGTGTTATTAAGTACCAGTCTGCCCACCACAGACTTTGGTATTCTTATTGTAGCTTATTTACGACGAGCGACCAAGCTTGTTGGTTTAGATGCTTTCGTTGGTTTCTTCTTAGACACGAAGCCGCCCTGAGCATATGAATATGCGCTGTCGAACGAACTGGAACCACCCATTGAGGTATCACCATAGTCTGAACCAAAACCGCTCGGACCAGACGGACTGGTGTCAGACGTGGTACTTGGTGAAGTATCGGAAGGAGTGGACGGTGTGGTATTGTTGGCAGCAGCAGCATCACTCATTGCATCCATTGAGTTAATACCAGTGGTGCTACCAACACCAACACCAGCAGCAGAGCTAGGACCAGTGGTACCACCAGCAGCGGTTGCGGCAATATCGGATGTAACCTGTGCAGCAATGTCGGCTGCAATTTGTGCGGCCTGAGTAGCTGACTTACCCGAAACAACAGCGTCAGCAGCGGCTTGTGCTGCTGCACCAACAGCGGCAGGAGAGTGACCAGCGGCAGTGGCAGCACTGGCTGCGGTAGCGGCGGCAGAGGCAGCAGCACCACCTGTACCACCCTTGCCTGTGGTTGCTGTTGGAGCGTCAGTAGGTGCTCCGTTGATTGCGCTATTCGAATCTTTAATGGCTACGTTACCGAACATCGCTTCCTGTTCCGCAGCAAAGTTTGATCTATTGATGGCCGCTTTAGCAAGCTGACCAAAAACAAGACCACCGATTGGACCAAGAACAGCTTTACCAATGAGGCCGCCAACCACTTGACCGATCAGAGGGTTGGTGGTGTTTGCAACAAACTCACCTTGTTCATTTATGCTAACCCTACCAGCGGAGTTACCAGTGTTAGTGGGTGAAGTGGCATCACTACCGCCACCACCGCTAGATTCACTCTTAGCACCTGTAGTTGGTGCAGGTGTTGTAGGTGTTGGTGTAGTTGGAGTGGCCGATTTAACTTTATAACCCGGTGGAATTGTTAGCTGAGGTACACCGTTGATAAATGGAATATAGATGACTTGACCTTC